GCACGGAAAGGAAAACGGGCGGGAGGCCTGCAATGTCTCCCCTCGCGTGAGCGCTCTGCAAGCCCCGGTGCACAGCATGGACAAGCAGCACCGAGCGATTCGCGCACAGTTATCCTCTATGGCCCCCAAGCGGGCCGTGGCGTATATCTTATCGTTTGAGCTGCCGCCCGATGAGGCGTACTGCCTTATTGAATGCGATGTGCGCGGGAAGAGCCGCGTCGAAGTCGCGGAGACGCTGCACGTCTCACCGGAGTACGTGAAGACGCGGCGGCGCCGGGCGTACAGCAAAATCGCGGACGGCATCAAAAACGCATAAAGAAGAGACCCTACAAAGACCTTTTTCAGGCTCTTTGCGGGGCCTCTTTTTCGTTATCATTAAGGCAACAAAAGGAGGTGCGCGCATGGGATATTTCGGCAACCCTTATCAGATGGGGTATAACCCCTATTCAGGATATGCCCCTGCAAGCCCACAGAATGGCGCAGGAGCGATGCAAGGCTTTGCGGGTCAAATTACCCGCGTGAACGGAGAAAACGGCGTGGACGCGCTCAGGATGGCACCGCGCAGTGAACTGATCGCGATGGATATCTCGCGGTCGGATGTGCTGATTGGCTGGTACGTCAAAACGGACGACGCGGGGTACAAGTCGAAAACGCCGTATCTGATGACGCCTTACGAGCCAAAGCCCACGCAGAGCACAGCAAGCCTCACGAGCATCGAAGAGCGCCTGACCAGATTGGAGGGAATCGTCAATGAACAATCCGTTGCTGGAAAGCCTGATGGGAAGCCAAAGGGCGGCAAGGCCGAATAATCCTCTTGCGATGTTGGGAGAATTTCGCAAGTTCGCAAGAGGCATGACGCCTCAGAAAGCGCAGCAGGAGATCGAGCGCCTTTTGCAGTCTGGGCAAATGTCTCAGGAGCAGTTTCAGCAGCTTCAAGAGCAAGCGAAAGAATTCATGCAATTTCTGAAATAAGCCGGTGCGCAACGGTTTATTTATAAAATCTTTCAGGAAGGAGTTTTGACACATGGATAGTGGTATGTCTCTCAGCGATATCGCCGCGGTCACCCGCGGTGCGAACGATGAGAACGGCTGGGGTTCCGGTTGGTTCCTCATTGTCGTGCTCTTCCTCTTCATGTTCGGCTTTGGCGGCAACGGCTGGAACCGCCAGGGCGAGTTTGGACAGTACGCCACGGCTGCGTCGCAGCAGGAGATCCTTTTCGGCCAGCAGTTTGGCCAGCTGAACGACCGCCTGACTAACATCGGCAACGGCATCTGCAATCTCGGCTACGAGATGCAGGGCGGCATCGGTCAGCTGGGCAAGGAGGTCGCGCTCGCGCAGAACGGCACGAACATGGCCATCATGCAGACCGGCAACGACATCCAGCGCCAGATGGCAGACTGCTGCTGCACCACGCAGCGCGGTCTTGACGCCATCAACGCCAACATCGACGCTAAATTCGCAGCGCTCGAAAAGAGCCAGCTCGAAGGCCGCATCGCACAGCTTGAGCAGGCCAACAACCAGCTCTATCTGCGCGAGCAGATGTGCGGTGTCGTGCGCTATCCCAGCGGCTACACCTACAGCGCGGGCAACTCCCCGTTCTGTGGCTGCGGCTGCGGAAACGGCAACATTTGACGCCCTATTCGGCGAGGCAAGCGGGGCGGCAACAGCTGCTCCGCTTTTTAATTTTTTAGGAGGGTAAAAATATGAGTAAGTCTGCAATTTACACGACCAACGTCAGCAATCCCACCGTTGCGGTCGGCGGCATCGTGCCGGTCGGCTCGACGACGCGCCGCTATGGCTGCAACATCCGTCAGGACGGCAACGCGATTACACTGTGCGGGCAGGGCTATTACCTTGTCAATGTCAGCGCGACAGTTGCACCCACGGCTGCCGGTACGGTCAGCCTGACCGCACAGAAGGACGGCGTCGCCATCATCGGCGCTACGGCAGCTCAGACGGTCGCAGCAAACGGCGTGGCAAACCTCACTATTACGGCTATTATTCGTAACGCCTGCGGCTGTGACGGCTCTCTTCTGTCGCTGGTACTCGACGGCGTGGCATCGGTCGTCAACAACCTTGCGGTCACGGTCGAAAAACTATGAACGACGATTCGGATGCTCTGCTGCTCGGGATAATTTTGCTGCTATTTGCTGCAGAAAGCGAGGAAGAAAATGAAGCTCATTGAAAAACTGTCGGCGATGGTCGACGAGGAAATTGAGGACGCGATGAAGTACGCGAAATGCGCCCTCGAGTACAAGGATGAATGTCCTGCTCTTGCGAAGACGTTTTACGAGCTTTCCGGCGAAGAGATGCATCACATGACGATGCTCCACGCCGAGGTTGCTGGCGTCATCCAGAAGTACCGGCAGGAGCACGGCGAGCCGCCCGAGGGCATGAAGTGTCTCTATGACTATCTGCACAGGAAGCAGATCGAGAGAGCTGCCGAGGTCAGACGCCTGCAGGACATGTTCCGGGAGTAGACCTGTTAGGGATTTGTTAGCAACCGCGAAGGAATGAAGCGGAATATTGAAGCATTTAATCCTGTATTGTTACATTTGTTCTGCTTTATTGCGTGTTATTGCAACATAATTCCGCAAAGCGCGCGTTCGTAGCTATTTCACACGCAGGAGGTCACTGGTTCGAGTCCAGCAGTCTCCACCAAAAAAGCCTTGAAACTCAACGGTTTCAAGGCTTTTTCTTTTTGCCCGATTCCGGTTTTGTTAGTAACGTGCCTGTAACAGCCGCTACGATCGTATCGGGGTCAATATGGGTGTAAATGTTTGCAGTAGTAGAATAATCTGCATGGCCGAGAACTTTTTGAAGGATTTCTGGTGGAAGACCTTCCTTTACCGCGCGCGTGGCGTAAGTGTGGCGCGTGGCATGAGGGGTCTTTTTTTCTATCCCGAGGCGGGACAGCAAGGGGTAATAATCGCGCTTTCGGTAATTTTCGGGGGAATGCTGGCCCTCATAGCCGGAGAGCAACAGTGGCCCAGTCGCTTTGGATGCGAAATACGCAAAGTAAGGCTTTCCCTCGCCCCGAATCGGAATTACACGGTTCCGCCCGGCTTCCGTTTTCTCACCGCCAATCACGTAGGTCTCGTGATAAGATGCGACGGGCAGGGAAAATAGCTCACCGATGCGCATGCCGGTCGATAGAAGCATGAGCACGATCTTCGCTGCGTCGCTGCCGTTGGATTCCAGCTTTTCAATATCGCCATCAGTGAAAATCTCCTTTTCCTTTTTCACGTTTTCGGGAAGTTTGATGTAATGCGCAAAATTTGTCACGCAAATCTCTTCCCGCATGGCCCAGTTTGACATTTGTGTCGCGAGCTGCTTGTATTTCGAAACGGTGGAGTGGGACTTGCTCATATGCTGGTCAATAACTGCCTGGAAATCCGCTGCGCGCAGATCGCGGAATTTCTTGTTGTGCAGCGGGGCAAAGACATCAAATGCGCGGTCATAAGATTCCACCCCGCTTGAGCCGATCTCGCGGTAGTGCTCCGCTTTCCACGCATCGAACACCTCGGCAAAGGTCATGTTGTATCGCTCCGTCAGGGGCTTGCCGTTCAGCCGTTCCAGCGCGTCCAGCGCGTCTGTTTTGCGCTCGTAGTATCCAATGACCACCCTGTTCTTCGCGGCGACCCACGGGCGCGCACGACGGCCGGAGAGCTTATATACCGTGCCGGCGCCGTTGGCTCGCTTGAGTGCTTTCCGCTTTTCGGCAACCTGTTTTTTGCCGCAGAAAGGACAAAACAGCGCGCCATCCGGCAGCGCTGCTTTACATTTGATGCAATTCGCCATGTCAGCCCCTCCAAAATCCTTAATCTATGAAGTGAAAATCAATGTACACACACCACACAGTAAGAAAAACGATGATGAGGAACATTATAGCAATCACGCCGTTGCGGATACGCACTCCACGCCGCATGATCTCGATCATGTCTGCTTTTGCGTCAACATGGCGTTCCAGTTCATCATTCCGCGCTTGTAAAGTTTCCTCAGTCGGCGTCAAGTGTTCTATGATTTCACACGTCTTATCGATCGAAACGCCGAGAGCTTTACAGATTGCAACAACGGTATAAAAAGATGGAGCTTTCGACAATTTAGAAAAATAGTTCTGGACGGTGGACAGCGGCACGCCGGAAGCGTCGGAAATGTCCTGGTAAGTCAGTTTCAGTTCTTCTTTACGGATTCTACACAGCTCTTGAATGTTCATTTACATCACCTTAACTTTTCCGGTTTTCGCACTTTTGGGGTGCCAAAAGCGGGTCTGTCGAACGCGGTCGAATGCCGTCGTGTTGCAAGGTCTTGGTATTGAAGTGGTAAGGTAAAGCGCGATAAGGTCAAAGCAAGCAGCGGCGACCGCTCCCCGCTGCTGCTGAAAAGCCCTCGCCGGTGTTGCAGAGGCGGCGGGGGCTTTTTCAAAACTTAATCCCAGCACACCGGGCAAGCACCATATCCGATAGATTGGCAGTATTCGATATTGTGAGCCCAATATTCGCTTGCTGCTTGAAACACCGGGCATTCGTAATTGTGATAGTACGATGACCCGTTGACGATAAATCCAATGTTGTTGTACAAGAAAAGAGCTGCGTCCAGATGGTCATATAGGCCCTCTTTCTGAGCCTTGACGCGGGCAAGCTCGGTATTCAAGTCTCCGACTTTTGTTCTGTATTCTTTAATAGCTTCTTCTTTTTGAGTAAGCTTGTTATTGAGCACGCGGATTTTTTCGGCAGATTCCGCAGAATTGTTTGCCCATGAAATTCCCTGCCAGATATTCCCAGCGAGGCTCAGCGCAAGAGCGACAACAAGGCCAATCACCAACGCTCGCGGCGCGGCCTTTTTAACCGGCTTTTCAGGGATGACGGCAGGCAGCTCCGGCTCGGATGGGACGGGATCAGGCGAAGCCGGAGTTGCCTGCGCGGGGGTGGCTGGTTGAACCGGCGGATAGTTGAACTTTTCAAAATAGCTTCGATTCCACCAATAGAAAATGCTGCCCCAAAGAATCGCAGGAGAAAAGCTGATGTCGTACCCATTAGAAAAATCATAGACGGAAAATGCAAATGCCAAAATAGCTGTATACCCAATGTGCAGCCATTTTAGAGCCTTTGATGAAATGGGGCCTTTTCGCAACCGCAAGAGAAGAGGCCCTGCGCCATATATGGAAGCAGTCAACGCGAGAGAGCCCAATGCAGACGCTACATTAAACGGCATAACATCACTTCCTTATTTTACACGGAAAACCGAAAGAACCAAGCTTACTATCTTCTTTATTACGCGGCGCTGGTATCGCGCGCGCTTTTCAAAATATTCCGGGTCGTTATACATTCCCATGAGAATCTACCTTCAATGAGAGATAATAGGTGAAATAACTTGAACGGAGGATACATAGATGAAAGACATCGACAGCGAAATTTTACAGGCGTTCCGCGATCTCAGCGACGAACAGAAACGGATCATTCTTGATTCTTTAGCGCCTGCAACTGTGCCAGCAGCATCTTCTTTTGATCGTCCGTAAGCGCGCGGACATATTCCATCAACTGAGATTCCATCGGGGAAAGGCCGACGTCCTTCGGGGCGGCGGCTTCTTTTTCTGCGCAGTCGTCCCCCATCAGCTCGGCAACGGGTACGTGGAAGTAGTTTGCGATTTTAAACGCGGTGGCATCCGTAATCCCCCCGCCATGTTTCCATCTTGTTACGGACGGCTTCCCAATATTAAGTTCGACAGCCACGCCAGACGGGGATTTTCCTATGGAATCGCAAAGTCTTACATAATTTTTATAAAAGGAGCTTGGCACATCCTTTAAATCCTCAATCGGGACAGAAAAATAATCCGACAGCCTGCGCAGTGTAATATCGTTTGGTTTCTTTCCGTTTTTCCACCCAGTCGCGGCAGCGTTAGAAAGTCCGATGGCTTCAGCAACATGCGATGGCGATTCCCCCTTTTGGGCGCACAAAGCCACAAATTTGTCATAAAACATAAAATGCTCCTCTGAAATTTATGCAAATCGGCAAAGTTAAAAAAGTATCTCAAATGTCGTTGACAGTTCGCAAAATTAACTGTATACTTAACTTGTGAGTTGCAAAAAGATAACACAAAACCAGACCCCGACGATTCATTCGTCCGTGTCAAGCTCTTATGTGGTTCGGCTATCTGCATAATAGCACGGTTAGTTAACTTATGCAACCCCAAATTTGACTGCGGCAGGAAAAGGAAGCCGCCCCGATGCGTGAGCATCAAGGCGGCTGCGGGGCAAAAATGTGCGAGTAGCTTCATCTTTTCTCCTGTTAGCTGACCTACTTTCGCCGGTTAGCTAAGGCGATGGCGGCAAGAGAACGAACGTCCTTGTCCTCGTGATGCATCAACTTGCCAGCAAGCGACGCGAGCTCGGACGAAGTATGTGCTGCGTTTCTCATGCGATCACCCCCTTTTATGGAGATAACCCCGCGAAAGCAGTATAGCAAACTTCCCTGCCGCAGTCAACAAAATTAACAGAATGAAAAGGGAGGAATGGCTTTGCTTGAAGCATGGACTGGCCGTGCAGTCGGAAAGATGCACACCAACCGCATTTCGTTTGAAGAAGTCGCGGCTGAGATGGGCGTGACAAGAGCCTATATCAGCATGATCTTGAACGGAAGGCGCAAGCCGCCCGATGCGCGAAAGCGAGTGGAGGGCGCAATCGACGCGATCATTGAACGGCGCGCCGAGGATAAGGAGGACGCATGAACGAGCTAATCAAGATCACTTACAACAATGACCGCCCTGCGGTCTCTGCGCGAGACCTGCACGACTTTCTCGAAGTGAAGACGGCTTATAAAGACTGGTTCCCGAGAATGTGCGAGTACGGGTTCACCGAGGGCGAAGACTTCTGCTCATTTTTGAGCGAAAGTACCGGGGGGCGCCCTGCACAGGACGCGGTTCTCACCATCGACATGGCGAAAGAGCTTTGCATGATCCAGCGCAATGAAAAGGGCAAGCAGGCCCGCCAGTATTTTCTTCAAATCGAAAAGGACTGGAACAGCCCGGAGAAAGTCATGGCTCGCGCGCTGCAAATCGCAGGGGACAAGCTCAAGCGGCTTGAAAGCAAGGTCGAGGCCGACGCGCCGAAGGTGCTTTTTGCCGATGCGGTCAGCGCAAGCAAGACTTCGATCCTCGTCGGCGAGCTGGCGAAGCTGCTGAAACAAAACGGCGTTGACATCGGGCAGCACCGACTGTTCCGTTGGATGCGCGAAAACGGCTATCTGATTCGCCGGAACGGCACGGACTTCAATATGCCAACGCAAAAGTCAATGGACTTGGGGCTTTTCACCGTTAAGGAAACGGCGATCACCCATTCCGATGGCACGGTGACGGTGAGCAAGACAACGAAAGTCACCGGCAAAGGACAGCAGTATTTCATTCAGAAGTTTCTTGGAGAGGAAGGAGCACGCAAATGAGCATAAATGATTTTGCCGGTAAAGTCGATTCCATAGGGTGCGATCTTTCTGGTGTGATCGACACACTGTCCCTCTGCATCGCAGGGGCACTCCAAGAAGGAGAACTCTCTGAGACCGGAGACTGCCGGTTTTACGGGGCACTGATTCAGATTGAAATGGCGTTACGGCGCGTGGAAGAGGAATTGAGCTGTGAAGTTCAAGCGGCATTGGACAGCAAGGAGGAACGCACATGAAGACGATCCAGACAATGGACTTGAACGAGTGCGCGGCGTATCTGAGAGAACACGGGCTGAGCATTTCGAACGAATCTCTGGCAGCCGGACTTGAGCAGCGCGTTTACCCATTCGGCGTGTGCATCCGCGGCGGCAAGCGCAGGATCTTCCAAATCTATACTCGCCTCGTGAACGAGTGGATCTCGGAACGCGAGGTGGAGGCATGATCGACACGTTGTTTTTCGGCGGTATCGCCGCTGCGGTGATCGCGCTCAACGGCTGCGACTTTACGACGGGCCTTGCCGTCATCGGCGCGTGCGCAGTGGGCAAGGGGCTGTATGATCTGCTGCCGTTTATCGGCAGGGGGTGCAGACGATGAGAAAGCACGACAAGCGCACGAGAGAGCAGCGCAAGGCCGATGAGGCGATGCTTTTTGCCGGTATCTGCCTGTTGCTGGCGGCGGTGCTCATCGCGGTCTCGGCGATGATGTGAAGTACCGCTGCGAATGGTGCGGGCTGACCTTTGACGAGCCCGACGTCTTGCACAGGCGCGAGAACCTTGACGGTGAGCGCGGCTATGCCCTTGTGACGGAAAAGTTCTGCCCGGACTGCGGCGCAGAGGAAATGTATTTTGAAGAATTGGAGGAGACCGAAGATGGATAACACCCTGATGAAAGTGACTCAACTCCCCGTGATCGAGGAGCATTTGAGGAGCCGGAAGGAGCAGACGGAGCAGCGCGTCGCAGAGGCAATGAGCCTTGTCTGCACCGACGAGACCTTAACCAGCGTGAAGAACATTCGCGCCGAAATGAACCGCGAGTTTGCCGATGCCGAGACCCAGCGCAAGGCCATTAAAGCCGCAATCATGGAGAAGTACGACAGCTTCGAATCCGTCTACCGTGAGTGCATTGCCGACCCGTACAAGCGCGCCGACGCAGACCTGAAAGCCAAGATTGACGCGACGGAAAGCGAGATCAAGAGCCGCTGCGAGGAAATGCTGCTGGGCTATTTTCGGGAGCTGTGCGCGGTCAACGAGATCGACTTCCTTTCGTTCGGGCAGACCGGCGTTAAGGTCGATATGGCGAGCGCCAGAGCCAAGACGCCGAAGAAGCTCATGGAGCAGATCAAGCTAAAGGTGGACGGCGTGGCGCAGGACATGAAAACCATCGGCACGATGGGCGAGAACGCGCCGGAGATCATGGTGGAGTACAAAAATAACCTCGACCTCTCGCTTGCGATCTCCGTTGTCAACGAGCGTCACCGCCGCGCCGAGGAGGAGCGCGAGGCCGTGAAACGCCACACGGTATCTCCAGCAGCGCGCGCTGCTGGAGATACCGTCGCAGCGGCCCCGCAGGTCGTCCCGAAGCGCGTGGAGCAGGCGGCGGTCGAACGCCTCACGGTGTCGTTCCGCGTGACCGATACGCGCGAGCGCCTGCGCCTTTTGAAGCAATTCCTTGTCAGCAATGGCTATCAGTACGAATGATTATTTGAGGAGGATATTACCATGAACGAAATGCAGACCTACAACAGCACCGAAGTTGTGAGCGCCAAGAGCGTGAACACCGAAATGATGATTTCCCGTCAGGCGCAGGAGGTACAGGCGGCAATGGTCGTCGCCAAGCGCTTTCCCCGTGACGAGATCGAAGCGAACAACCGCATTCTCAACGCCTGCAAGCGCAAGAGCCTTGCCGAGCGCGCGATCTATGAATATCCGCGCGGCGGCGAGAACGTGACCGGCCCCTCGATCCGTCTCGCCGAGGTCATGGCGCAGAACTGGGGCAACCTCGACTTCGGCATTACCGAGCTGGAGCAGAAGAACGGCGAGAGTACCGTCATGGCCTACTGCTGGGATTTGGAGACCAACACCCGCCAGACGAAGATCTTCACCGTGCCGCATATCCGCTACACCAAGAAAGGCAGCGTTGCCCTCACCGACCCGCGCGACATCTATGAAATGGTCGCCAATCAGGGCGCGCGCCGTATGCGCGCGTGCATTCTTGGCATTATCCCCGGCGACGTGGTAGACGCCGCTCTTGCGGCGTGTACCAAGACGATGATGGGAAAGAGCGATGAACCCATGATCGACCGCGTACGCAAGATGGGACAGGCGTTCAAGGATGACTTCGGCGTACCGATGGAGTGCCTTGAAAAGTACATCGGCTGCAAGGCCGAAGCGTTCACGGCGCAGAGCATCGTGCGCCTGCGTAATGTGTATACCTCACTGAAAGAGGGACGCGCGAGCCGCGAGCAGTATTTTGATCTCCCGACCGTCGAAGTGGACGAGACCACAGGCGAGGTCAAGGACGAGCTGCCCGCTCCCGCTGACGCCCTCGGTACGCCGGACGACGGAAAGACCGGCACCACCAAGCAGGTGAGCATGAATGATCTGTAAGGTCAAGGTCATTTCGACCGGCTCCAAGGGGAACGCCGTACTGCTGAATGATGAAATACTCATTGACTGCGGCGTTCCCTTTCGGGAACTCGAACCATACTGCAAGGGATTGAGGCTCGTCCTGCTGACGCATGTTCACGGCGACCACTTCAACCCCGAGACCATCAAGCGCCTGCACTTCCTGCGCCCTGCGCTGCGCTGGTGCGTCCCTCCGTGGCTCATGGAACCGATGGGACGCATCGGCGTGGACCGCCGCGTGACCGACGAGGGCATGGCAGGCCATGTGCTGTTCTACTCCTGTTCCCTTCTCTACCCCGTCTGTGTGTCCTACAATTCCATTCCTCACGATGTTCCGAATTGTGCGTGGCATATCGAATTTGCAAACGGCGAGCGCGTGTTCTATGCGACGGACTGCGCCTCGCTGGACGGCATTGTGGCGCAGGACTACGACCTTTATCTGATCGAAGCCAATTACGGCGAAGAGGAGATACAGGAGCGCATGAAGCGCAAGCTGGAGGCGGGAGAATTCAGCTATGAGAGCCGCGCGATGGAGAGCCATCTATCCCGCGAGCAGGCGCGCGCATGGCTCGCCCAAAACGCCGCCATCGGCAAGAGCCATGTGCTCTATCTGCACCAACACCAAAGCGAGGAGGAATTGAAATGAGCATGAATCGAATCTGCCTGATGGGACGCATCGGGCGGGATTTGGAGCTGAAAAAGACGAACAGCGGCGTATCCGTTGTGTCGTTCCCTCTTGCCGTTGATCGCAACGGCAAAGAGGGCGGCACAGACTGGATCGATGTTGTCGCATGGCGCGGCACGGCGGAGGTGCTCTGCAACTACGCCGGACGCGGGCGGTTGATCGGCGTCGAGGGGCACTTGCAGATGCGCGACTGGACGGACAAGAACGGCAACAAGCGCAAGAGCTACGAGGTGCAGGCTGACAGCGTGTATTTCGCAGACAACAGGCGCTCGGAGGACAACAACACTGCCGCACCGAAATACGCCGCAGAGAGCGCCGCAGGCGGCTTTGCAGAGGTCAGCGAGGACGACGGCGAGCTGCCGTTTTAAGGCGGTGAGCAGATGCCGAATAGAATCATCAAAGAGAGTTTATGCTCAAGCGAAAAAATAGCATCGCTTTCGGATTTCGAGTTTCGGCTATGGGTTGGACTGATTACGCAAGTAGATGATGCGGGGCGCGGAGATGCCCGCCCAGCGATTATAAAAGGACGAGTTTTCCCGTTCAGGGAAAGGCTATCCATCAAAGACATCGATGCTGCGCTCCAAGCTTTGGCGGCAAAAGGCTGCGTTTCCCTCTATACGGTAGACGGGAAGCCCTACTTTTTGTTCCCCGGGTGGGTCAAGCATCAACGTGTCAGAGATTGCAAGCCGAAATATCCTGAACCGCCAGAAAATATCAATCTGCCGCAATCTGCGGCGAGTTGCGGCGAGTTGCCGCAATCTGCGGCCTTAATCCAATCCGAATCCAATCCGAATCCAGAATCCAATCCGAAAGAATATTGCGCTGAGCCGCAAGCGGCTGACGCGCCGCCGGTGATTTCTTTGCCGCTGAATGACGGAACGTTCTATGACGTGTCGGAGAACGACAGGGCCAAATGGTCGCAGCTCTATCCGAACGTTGACGTTCTGCAACAGCTCAGAAACATGGCGGGATGGTGCGACGCGAACCCTACCAAGCGAAAGACACGCGGAGGGATTAAACGTTTCATCACCGCTTGGCTTGCCAGAGAGCAGGACAAGGGCGGCAAAGCACCGCAGAATAAGCCGTTTGTCTACGACTACGGCAACACGGAGGGAAGCCTATGAACGTTGACGCATTGATCGACAGCATCGCGAAAAAGGCCGAGCCTGTGCGTGATCTGGTCGACTACGAGAAAGACGGGCTGCTGTACTGCGGCCATTGTAACACGCCGAAGCAGTGCCGCATCCCCATCGGCGGGAATGTCCGCCTTGTCGGGTGCCAGTGTGCTTGCGCGGCGCGAGAGTACGAGGCCGAGAAAAAAGCTCGCGCTGACCGTGAGAAGCGACTACGCATCGAAACGCTGCGTGCTGACGGAATCCGCGACAAGAGCCTGACGGCGTGCCGGTTCGACAAGGCGACGATGAGTGACGAGATCGTCAAATGCAAACGCTATGCCGACGCATGGGACGATATGCGGCGCGAGAACAATGGGCTTCTGCTGTGGGGCAACACCGGCAACGGGAAGACCTTCGCGGCGGCGTGTATCGCCAACGAGCTGATTGACCGCGGGATCCCGGCGATGATTACGAGCTTCCCGCGAATCCTCAACGCGGGATACGACAAGAAAGAAATCGTCGAGCAGGTGCACTATTACCCGCTGATGGTGATCGATGATCTCGGCGCAGAGCGCAGCAGTGAGTACGCAATGGAGACGGTTTACACGGTCATTGACGAGCGATACAAGGCCAAGAAGCCGCTGATCGTCACCACAAACCTGACGCTTGACGAGCTGTGCAGGCCGAAAGACATGGCCTATCAGCGCATCTATGACCGCATCCTCGAGATGTGCACGCCACTGGTATTCAAGGGCGATAGCATGAGACGCGACAAGGCAAATCAGCGCATGAGGCACGTCAAATCGGTGTTGGCAGGCGGTGCGCCGTGAGCGGGTATCGCGGGGGCATTTTCAAGTGCCCGTTTTACTCGCGGGACTACCGCGACTATCTCAACTGCGAGGGCGCACAAGTCAAGCTACCAAAAGAAGAGCTGGACGAATATACGCGGCGCTACTGCGCCAACGAAGAATGGCGGCGCTGCCCGATCGCTCGGGCGCTGACGCTGCACTACGAAAGGACGGAGAACCGATGAGCGAAAGAAACAGAGACAAGGTAAAACGGCTTGAGCACGAGCTCGGAAGATATCAGAAAAAAGTCGGCGAGCTGATGAAAGCAAATGCGAAGCTGCGCGAGGATATGAAGGGACTGAACCAGCTGCGCATGGCGTTCGATGCTTGGATTATCCAGATCGCGCTTTCCTACGGCGAGGCAGTGAAGGACCCCGACACGGGAGAAGATATCCCACGCATGAAGGCGCTCCACCTCGAAAGGCCGAAGGTGAACCCGCTGCTTGGGCAATACGAGATTCACCAGCGCGTCGATGAGAAGAACGTGATGCATATTGCGGTCGGCCTGCGGGATGATCCGTGCGATCACAATGGCGCAAAGGAGGCAGAGGAATGAAACTGGCTATCATGGACACCAACGCGTTCAACACGATTATCGCCGCCGTAAAGGGCGCGGTATCAGCGAGCATCAGTAGGCCGATGTACAAGAATATCCGGCTGGAATTTCGCAAGAAGAACAAGGCAGTTACGGCTATCGCCACAGACGGCGTCCGGCTTTTCGTGGAGCACGCGACCTGCTGCGAGGTCGAAGAGGATTTCGATTGCTACATCAAGCCGAGTATCCGCCTGCCACGCGGCAACTCCATGCGCTTGGAGCTGAAAGAACGGGACAAGACGGAAAGCGTGGTTGAGATCGAATGTCTCGGCTGCATCTTCGGTTTTGTTCAGCCGGTTGGAGCGTTTCTGGATTGGGAAAAAGTCCTGCCCAATGAACCGACATTCCGTATCGGCGTGAATGCCGAGTATCTTCTCTCGACGTTGCAGGCGGCAAAGGCCAGCGTCGGCGGTGCCTTCAAGCAGCCTGCTATTCTGGAATTCCGTGGGCCACTTGGGCCCATTACGATCAAGACCAACCACGAGGACGTCAAAATGGTCCTGCCAGTGCGAATCAGGGAGGCCGACGATGGCGCTGACATCAGCTGACCTCGCGAGGCTGGGGCCGCAGGCGCAGAAGCAGGTGCTTGACAAACTGGTGGGCGAACAGAAGTCGAAGAAAAGCAAGTACGGCAACCGCAAGGTTGTGCGCGACGGCATCAAGTTTGATTCCGAGCGCGAGGCGGCGCGGTTCGGCGAGCTGAAAGTGCTGCGCGCGATGGGCAAGATTCGCGATTTACGGTTGCAAGCGAATTTTACGCTCGTTGAGGGATACACGACCATCGAGGGCGAGAGAATCAAGCCGATGGTCTACCGCGCGGATTTTGTTTACGAGCGAGCAACTGGGCCGGACTGCAACGGCACGGTGCATTGGCTGCGCGAGGTCGAGGACGCAAAGGGCGTGAAAACGAAAGACTATCTGCTGAAAAAGAAACTGATGCAGGACAAGTACGGCATCACGATCCGCGAGGTGTGAGATGAGCTTTGAGCACTGCCACAGCTGCCTGCCACCCGTGCGCTATCTCGGCTGCCAGGACCATTGCCCGCACTACGCGGCAGACAAAGAAAAAAGCGACGCAAGCCGCAGGGCGAAAGAGGAAAAATACCGCGCCATTGATGATTTTCGTGTGGCGCGCAGATTCAAGCAAAAGCGGCTGCAAAATCTGAAATGACGAAATGAGGGAGCGAAAAGATGTTGACAGAGAACACGAACCACGTGCCGTTTAAGACGGTCGTATATCCGCAGCTCAAGGCGGCTTTGCAGGACTCCGGTATCACGCCGCCGGAGTTGAGCGAAAAGATCGGGGTCTCCCCACTCTGCCTGTGGAGATGGACAACGGGAAAGAACGAATTCAGCATTCGCGTGATTAAAGCGCTGCTGCAAGTAACGGGACTGACGTTTGAGGAGGCGTTTGGGGAGGTGCGCGCATGAACGTTGCTGAAAATATCGATTGTATGAAGGCAATGAAGAAGCTGCCGGACAAGGCTTTTGACCTCGCTGTGGTCGATCCGCCGTATTTCAGCGGGCCGGAGCGGCGCGGATATTATGGCTGCAAGGTCAGCAAAATCGGCGTGCACAGAGACTACCCTATATCGCCGAAGTGGGATATTCCGACACGTGATTATTTCGATGAGCTGGAACGGGTTGCAAAGCGCTATATTGTTTGGGGCTGCAACTATTTCGACTATCACTTTGCGCCGGGGCGCATTGTTTGGGACAAGTGCAACGAGGGCAGCTCTTTTAGCGATTGCGAGATCGCAGCCACAAACTGCCATGACAGCGTGCGGATTTTCCACTATATGTGGAATGGCATGATGCAGGGCAAAAGCATCGCAGAGGGGTTTATCCAGCAAGGGAATAAGGCGCTGAACGAGCAGCGCATTCATCCGACGCAGAAGCCTGTGGCGCTTTACGTGTGGTTGCTGCAGAAGTACGCCAAGCCCGGAGACAAGATACTCGATACACACCTCGGCAGCGGAAGCAGCCGCATCGCTGCATTGGAGCTTGGGCTCGATTTTGTGGGGTACGAAATTGACGAGCGCTACTACGAAGCGCAGGAAAGGCGCTTTGAGGAATGCATCTCACAAGGGAGTTTGTTTTTTCAGGAGGTGCGGGCATGAGCAAGATTATGAGACCGAAAACGCCGTTTGAGTTCTGCGTCTATCCGACACTCAAGGAAGCACTGGAAAAGACGGACTACAATCAAACCGAACTGGCGCAATCCCTCGGCACGTCGCAGTTTACGGTGTCGGCGTGGGTGCGCGGCGACCGCGATACAACGGTGCGGCTGTTGCTGGCGCTGGAAGATTTGACGGGGATGACGTTCCGGGAGCTGTTTGCAGAATGCGAGGGGCGGAGATGAAACACCTCGGCGATATTACGAAGATCAACGGTGCGGAGATCGAGGCCGTGGACGTTATCACGGGCGGCTCGCCGTGCCAGGATTTGAGCATTGCAGGAAAACGCGCAGGATTGGCCGGCGCGAGAAGCGGATTGTTCATGGAGCAGGTCCGCATCGTGAAGGAGATGAGGGAACATGACAGAGCGAACGGACGGACAGGTGACATGGTCCGACCTCGGTATATGGTCTGGGAAAACGTGCCCGGAGCATTCAGCAGCAACAAAGGACAAGACTTCGCGGCAGTCCTCGAAGAGATCATCCGCATCGCAGAGCCGGAAGCCCCCGATATTGAAGTGCCTGAAAAAGGCTGGAACACCTGGGGTGGCTACCACGATGAAGTGGGAGGACGATGGAGCGTGGCTTGGCGAGTGCATGACGCGCAACACTGGGGAGTCCCCCAACGTCGCCGTCGTATCTCGGTTGTCGCAGATTTTGGAGGAGACACCGCAGGAGAAATACTCTTTGAGCGCAAAAGCGTGTCAAGGCATTTTGCGGAGAGCGGAACGGCGCGGGAAAGACTTGCCGGAAACACTAAAAGCGGTGCTTCTTATGCAGTCCGAATCAGGGGGGGCTGTGACGGAGGAGGAAAAGGCGCTTTAGTTCAGGAGGACAAGAGCGGAACGCTCGGCACCAGCAACGACCAGACGATTTTCCAAAACTGTCTGACGCAGTGGGACTGCCAAAGCAAACGGATTTTTGGCACAGAGGGAGCATCCCCGACGCTACAAGGTGGCGTTGGCGGCGGAGTAAATAACCCGGCGATTTTCTGCATGGGAACACAGCAAGGCGGGGCCGAGGTGCGAAGCGACGACAGAGCACCTACGCTGACCGCTGCGGCCGGCATGAGCGGGAACAATCAGCCGATGATCTGCGCGGCCTTTAAGGCGGGGCAGGGTGCAAAGGCGAACGGCATCGGCTACGCCGAGGAATGCGCGCCGACGCTGGGCGCGGTATCAAGCGGGACGAATCAATGTCCGTCTGTTTTGATATTTGATCGCGCGCAGATCACATCGCCGAATAACCGCAGCACCGTCGGACCGGACAAGCCGTGTTCTGCGCTGCACACCTTCGGCGAGGTCCCGACGGTTTGCTATCAAATGCAGGGCTTCGGCGATTATCGCGAGGGCGATGTTGCGAGCAGCTGCAAGCAGCGAGATTACAAGGATAGCACCGATTTAGTGGTCAGCAGTGTTGATTGCCGCAATTTCACCGAGGGGGGCGAGATCAACGGGACGCTGCAAGCAAAAGAAAGCGTAGGGCAAAGTCTGAATTTGCAAAACACCGTCCGAACCGGAATGATTGTGCGCCGCCTCACGCCGATGGAATGCGAGCGGCTGCAAGGATTCCCAGACCACTGGACGGACATCGGCGAGTGGCGCGACAGTAAGGGCAAACTGCGCAAGCCGAGCGACAGTCCGCGCTATAAGGCGCTGGGGAATTCCATCGCCTTGCCATTTTGGGACTTCCTGGCAAAGCGTATCAGTGCGCAATATTTGCGTCCTGTTACGATGGGGAGCCTGTTCGACGGCATCGGCGGGTTCCCACTGGTATTTGAGCGGCACAACGGCAAGGGCACGGCACGCTGGGCAAGCGAGATTGAAGAGTTCCCCATTGCCGTAACAAAATTGAGATTTGGGGAGGACGCATAATGGGAAAAATCCTTGACGTGACCACGGAAGAGCAAACGAAGCTTTGGGCAGAGGCTCACGAGGGAGCAGTACATAGCTGCGAGACGTGTCGGAGCTACGCTGCACTGAGAGAGCCGTTCGTTCGCAGCGATGAGGCCGTCATCTATGGCTATTGCTTCCGTTATGGAGACAAAGACTACAACTGGGGCATGGGCAAAGGCTACCCGGTATTCACGCCGCCTGATTCCGACGTGCCATGTGACGGCTGGAAGAAACGGAAAAAGGAGGCCTGACTATGTACATCGGAGAACCATTTAGCTGGAAGCCTGCCGCATTTGAAGGTTGCAACGGCATCCTGAGTGTGGCCACGAAAGAGACGACTGCGCACGGGGCAATCTTGAACGGCGATTTGACGCTCACGCCGTGCTACATCGTCAAGCAGGACGGGGTTTTTGCGCATGGTGAAACGCTGCGCGAAGCAATGGAGGCGTTGCGAGAAAAGCTTTTCGAGGATATGCCGGAAGACGAGCGTATAGATGCGTTCCTGCGAGAGACAGACCGTGAAAAAACGTATCCGACGCAGTATTTTTACGACTGGCATCATCGCTTGACCGGATCGTGTGACATGGGGCGAAAGCAGTTTGCCCGAGACTACGGCGTCGACCTCGAGCACGGCATGATGACGCTGACGGAATTTTTGGAGCTGACAAAAGACGCTTACGGTGGCGACGTGATCCGAAAAGTGATTAGTAAGATGCAGGAGGTGGAGTGATGGAGAGATTGACAAAATATCTCGCAAGCGGCGCAGCGGATTACAATTATCCGGCAGGTTGTTACAGTGGCAATGATTGCAATGACCGTGTGGCAAAAAGCGCGTACAGACAGATGTGTGTGGAGCGTCTTGCAGCCTACGAGGAAACGGGGCTGACGCCGGAAGAGGTGCGCAGCTTATGGGGTGAATGGAACGCCATGATGCGAGTTCTTAACAGCATCGGCAGCTATGACCGCCTACGTGAGCTGGCCGAGGCCGACAGAAACCATCAAATTGTCATCCGACCGTGCAAAATCGGCGATACGGTGTGGGCTGCGGACACGGAGCCCGTAATTCCGCTACACGTCATGGCGGATGCAGTTTATCTGGAGGGAAGACATGGCGGAGACTATGAGAGACTAAGCAACTTCGGGAGCGTTGTTTTTCTTAGCCAGGAGGAAGCAAAGGAGGCAGCGTCACATTGGATGAAGTGAAGACGAAGAACGAAAGCACTGCTTCTCTTTTTGCCGTGAGGGAGAACCCCTTTCTTTTCTTTTATATTTCTTTTCTTTCGGGAGAGGGTGCTATATGCAGGATGTATCTATGTTGTGTGTATGTAACTATACAAGGGAGAGCACAGGAAGAGGGAGAGAAAGTTTCCACGCCCGTGGTGAGAAATAAAAGATGGCGTGTTACCGTCGGAAATAGGAAGCTCGGTTCCCCGAGCGGGGGATAAGAATGCTGTGCGATAAGGCCGAGGACGGGGGGCTTGCAGCATAAAAAAGAAAGGCGGTGGCGGCATGGCAAAAGCAGGGTGTCATCCCAAATATGCGACGGTCGAAGAAATGCAGGCCGTCATTGACCAATACTTCGAGGATTGCAAGGGCGAGCCGATCATAGGGGACGATGGTATGCCAATCCTCGACAAATTCGGGCAGCCGTTTATCATTCATCAGCGCCCACCGACGGTGACGGGGCTCGCGCTTGCGCTGGGATTTACGAGCAGGCAGGCGCTGCTGAACTATCAGGCAAAGAAAGGATTCGTTGACACGGTTACGCGCGCGAAGTCTCGCATCGAGGCTTACGCAGAGGAACGGCTCTTCGACCGAAACGGCCAGCGTGGCGCTGAATTCAGCCTGAGATACAATTTCCGCTGGGTAAATGACGAGAAGAAGGACGACAGCGGAGAGAGCGTGTGCGGTGTGGCAGAGCTTCCCGCGGTGATGCCTGTTCCGCAGGACGCGGGAGGTGATGCGAATGGCGAAGCGTAGCGTGGTATGGAAGCCGCAGCCCAAGCAAGCGCTCTTTATGAGCCGCTGGGAGGATGAGGCTCTATACGGCGGCGCGGCCGGTTAGGCGGGGGAAAATCCGACGCGTTGGTCATCGAGGCATTGCGGCAGGTGGATATCCCGTATTACAAGGCGATTATCCTGCGAAAGACCTTCCCGCAGCTTGCCGAGCTCATTGACAAGACGCTGAACTACTACCCGCGTATCTATCCGGGCGCGCGCTACAACGGCAGCAGCCACACGTGGACATTCCAAAGCGGGGCGAAAATCATCTTCGGTTCGATGCAGTACGCAAAGGACAAGATCAAGTATCAGGGTCAGGCGTATGACTTTATCGCATTCGACGAGCTGACCCACTTTACATGGGAAGAATACAGCTACCTCTTTTCCCGCAACCGACCGAACGGGCCGGGGACGCGGGTATACATCCGAAGCACGGCGAACCCCGGCGGGGTGGGGCACGGATGGGTCAAGGAGCGTTTCATCACGGCAGCACCGCCGATGAGGACCATCCGCGAGGATGCAGTCGTGCGCTTTCCGGATGGGCACGAAGAGCATCGGCAGAAGAGCCGCATCTTTGTGCCGAGCACGGTATTCGACAATAAGATACTGCTCAAGAACGACGACAGCTATTTGACGCGCCTTGCGTCGATGCCGGAGGCGGAGAAGAACGCACTGCTCTACGGCGACTGGGACACGTTCTCCGGGCAGGTGTTTACCGAGTGGCGCAATGACAGCGAACACTACCGCGACCGCATCCATACGCACGTCATCGCGCCGTTTCAGGTGCCGAAGGAGTGGCCAATCTGGTGCGCAATGGACTGGGGCTATTCAAGGCCGTTCGCCATCGGCTGGTTCGCGGTCGACCATGACAGGCGTCTCTACCACATCCGGGAATATTACGGCTGCACGGGCACACCGAACGAGGGCGTGAAGATGGAACCGACGGCGGTGGCCCGCGAGATGAAGCGCATTGAGGCAGAAGACCCGAACCTCAAGGGGAGGCACATCTTCCGCGTGGGCGACCCCGCCATTTGGGGCACACAGGGCACGGAGAGCATCGGCTCGCTCTTTGAGCGCGAGCGCGTCTACTTCGAGAAGGGGGATAACGCCCGCATCGACGGCAAGATGCAGCTGCACAACCGATTCGCGTTTGATGAGAACGGCGTGCCGATGCTGTATATCTTCGATACGTGCAAGAATTTCATCCGCACGGTGCCAAACCTCGTTTACGACGAAAAGGACGTTGAGGACGTGAACACCGAGCAGGAGGATCATATCTACGACATGACACGCTATGTGTGCATGGAGAATCCCATTGCGGCGCGGGTAAATAAGCCGCCGAAGCCGGTCTTGTACGACCCGCTGGACATCAACACGCCGAGCTACGACAGATATGCGTGGTTCCAACACAACTGACAGGAGGGGAAGACATGGCAGGGACAAGAAAATTCCCGCAGACGCAGCAGCAGGCCGACGCGGCTGGCGCTGCTGCGATGTTGGATGCAAAGGCAGAAGCGCCGCTTGTAGGCGCATTCCGCGACAGCGACGCGGCGATGAGCAGCGGCGCAGCCATCGGCAGCAAGGAAATCGGTGACGCCGTAGAAACGCTGCAAAAGTACAAGCAGGGCAAGAGCAACTTCGAGAATCGCATCATCAGCGAGGAGCGCTGGTGGAAGCTGCGGCATTGGGAGGAGATCCGACGCGGGACGAAAGACGCGGGGGAATCGCCCGAGCCTGCGAGTGCATGGTTGTTTAACTCAATCATGAATAAGCACGCCGACGCGATGGACAATTACCCCGAGCCCGTATGCCTGCCTCGCGAGCAGAGCGACGAGGAAAGCGCGCAGACGCTCTCGTCCGTGCTGCCGGTCATCATGGAATACAACGAATTTGACAGCACATACAGCTTCGAGTGGTGGGAAAAGCTCAAACACGGTGTGGCGCTCTATGGGGTGTTTTGGGACAAGGAGAAAGACAACGGGCTCGGCGACATCGCTATCGAGGGCATTGACCCGCTGAATATCTTCTGGGAGCCGGGTATTGAGGACATCCAGAAGAGCCGCAACGTGTTTACGGTGGCGCTCGTCGACCGCGACATCATCGAGGACGAATACCCGCAGTTTGCGGATAAGCTCAGCGGCAGCAGCATTGAAACGGCAAAATACGAGTACGACGACACAGTGGACACGAGCAACAAGGTCGCCGTGATCGACTGGTATTACCGCAAGAAGGCCACAGACGGGAGGACGGTACTGCACTACGCGAAGTTTATCGACGAGGAGCATATCATCTACGCCAGCGAAAATGACCCAGAATATGCGGAGGGCGGCTTCTACGAAGACGGCGAATATCCGTTCGTGTTTGACGTGCTGTTCCCAGAAAAGGGCACACCTGCGGGATTCGGATATACGGCCATTGCAAAGGACCCGCAGCTCTACATCGACAAGCTGTGGGGCAACATCCTCGAAACTTCAATGATGGGCAGCAAGCGCCGGTACTTTGCGAGTGAAAGCCTGAACATCAACGAAGAAGAGTTCCTTGACTGGCGCAAGCCGATCATCCACGTGTCCGGCCAGATCGACGAGAGCAGGCTCCGCGAAGTAACGACGCGCCCGCTCGATTCCATCTACGCGAATATCGTGCAGATGAAGATCGACGAGATGAAGGAAACGAGCGCAAACCGCGACGTTTCCAACGGCGGCACGTCCTCCGGCGCGACAGCTGCTGCGGCGATCAGCGCATTGCAGGAAGCGGGCAACAAGGCGAGCCGCGATATGATTTCGGCGTGCTACCGCGCGCAGGCGAAGATCGTGAAGCTGTGCATCGAGCGCATGCGGCAGTTCTACGACGCAGCGCGTACTTTCCGCATCACGAATGAAATGCCCTACGAGTATGCGCAGATCGGCGTGAACGAGCTCGGCGATCAGGTGACTGGTGTGGATAGCCTCGGCAATGACCTGTTCCGCAGGCCGGTCTTTGACATCAAGATCAAGGCGCAGAAGAAGAATCCCTTCTCCCGTGCGGAACAGAACGAGCGGGCAAAAGAGCTGTATTCGCTGGGATTCTTCTCCCCAGACAGGGCACAGGAAAGCATGATTGCGCTCGACATGATGGACTTCGAAGGAATCGACAAGATCAAGAGCCAGGTCAACGAGGGCGCGACGCTCTACAACGTCGTGCAGCAGCAGAGCGATCAGCTGCAAAAGGCGCTCGCGGTTATCCAGCAGCTTACGGGACAGGACATGGGCATCGGAACGGCGGGCGGCACGCAGAGTGGCGGCTCGACACGTAAGAGCGGCAGCGGTGGAATTGAGAGCAAGAACGCTGACGCACAGAGCGCACAGACGCCGTACATGCAGAAGCTTGCCGAACAGTCTAAGCCGAACATGGACACGGGAAGCAGCGCGGCAATGCCGGGGGTGTAAGTGCATGACGATGGTTCACATCGAGCACGAAATTGGTCGCTACATGATCCTGTGCGAAGGACATTCGGCGGACGAGAAATGCTGCAATTACATCACGGGTGTGATGTATGCCTTCGGCGGCTATGTGAAGAACATGGAAGCTGAGGGAGAGTGCGAGGTCTATGGCTTCGAGATAGACGATGGTGCGCCGCGCTTCCTCATCCACTGCGGCGGCGACGAGCGCATCGAGGCGGCATTCATCGCCGCGTGCATCGGGCTCAAGCAGCTGGAAGACCCGAGGCCGGACGCGATCTGCGTGCACGTCAAAGAGAATTAAAAAATTTTTCTCGCCCGTGGTGAGACGGAGGAAGCCGCATGTTACGCTTTAGGCGTGCGAGTGGCTTCCTCCTATTCATACGCCCGCGAGGGAGGGGCGGCGTTTTTCTTCATCTTTTCGCCGCTCTCCCCTCCCCTGCGGATGATGGGAAGCGCTGCACGGCCTACACGGAGGGCCGAATATCCGCGATTTGACAAGCAGGAGGGATACCATGAACCTCAAAACTACGCTTCGCGTGATCCTGAGTCTCTTTGATGGCGGCGCTGCCGCTGCGGGGGCCGCTGCCGGTGCATCGGGCGGCGCTGAGGGAGGCGCGAGCGCACAGGGCGAGACCACGAATGCAAGCTCTTCTCCCACCCGGAAGGGCAAAACGGGCGAATACGCCAACGTCGTGTTCGGCAAGCAGGAGACACCTGACGATACGGGGACCTCTTCTGGCGAGCCGAAGGGCGAGGGCGCGAAGATGCAGCAGCACGACGCCGGGGCTGCGGAAAAAGGCAGGGAAGACCTGAAAAAGGAGTTCCTTGACCTCGTAAACGGCAAATACAAGGACGTCTATACCGCGGAGACGCAGCGCATCATCAACCGCAGATTCGGCGAAGAGAAGGCCAAAGACCAGAAGATCGCAGATTCGCAGCCCATTATCGACACACTGATGCGCCATTATGGCGTGTCGGACGGCGATATGAGTAAGCTGCGTGCGGCTTTTGAGGGCGATGCGGCGCTCAACAGCGTGCTCTACAATGCGGAAGCGGAGAGCATGGGCATGAGCGTGGAACAGTACCGCGAGTATGCGCGGATGCAGCAGGAAAACGAAGCGCTCAAACGCCAGGAAGAAGACAGGCAGCGCCAGCAGAAAGCCGACGAGACTTATAACGACTGGATCCGTCAGGCGAGCGAGCTGGTCGGCACGGCGGACGCACCGGGCGAGTACCCTGACTTCGACCTCAAGCGCGAAGTCGCGGAGAATCCGCGTTTCATTGCGATGCTGCGTGCTGGCGTTCCTGTAAAAGACGCTTACGAGGTATCCCATTTAGGCGACATTCAGGCTCGTAGCGCGGCGAAAGCTGCGGCGGAGATGGAAAAGCGCGTGATGGACAATGTCCGCGCGAAAGGAATGCGCCCGAACGAGAATGGAACCACTTCCCAGCCGGGGGTCATTGTCAAGAGTGACCCGAGCAAATTCACGAAGGCCGACCGCGCAGAGATCGCAAGGCGCGTTCGGCGCGGCGAGCGCATCGTATTCTGATGCCCGCCTAATTTACCGACTGTAAGAAGGGAGACAAAGCTCTATGAAGAAGTTCAAAGACATTTTCATTCTGCCCGTTATTCTGAGCCTGTTTGAGGGCCAGACGAACGTGACGACCGATGCCGGTCTCTCGGGCGAGATGAAGACCTACTACTGCGACACCCTGATCGACAACGCCGAACCCGAGCTGGTGCATGACCGCTTCGCGCAGAAGCGCAACATCCCCAAGGGCAAGGGCAAGGAAATCGAGTTCCGTAAGTATGATCCGCTGCCCAAGGCCTTGACGCCCATCACCGAAGGTGTGACGCCCAAGGGACGTAAGCTGTCCATGACCACGCTGACCGCGCAGGTCGACCAGTACGGCGATTTCGTCGAGATTTCCGATATCCTCGACCTGACCGCCATCGACAACAACCTGCAGGAAGCGACGGTGCTGCTCGGCTCTCAGGCGGGCCGCACGCTCGACACCATCACCCGCGAGGTCATCAACGGCGGCTCCAACGTCCAGTACGGCGAAGGTCAGGTGACGGGCCGTCATCTGCTCGTTGGCGGCGAGGCCGCGGGCAACCACTATTTCACGGTGCGCGCCGTCCGCAAGGCGGTTCGCTTCCTGAAAACCATGAACGCCCCGCGCTATGAGGGTTCTTACTGGGCCATCATTCACCCTGACTGTTCCTACGACATTCAGGATGACCCTGATTGGAAGCGCCCGCACGAGTACAAGGACACCAGCAACATCTACGACGACGAGATCGGCAAGATCGCTGGCGTCCGCTTCATCGAGACGACCGAAGCGAAGGTGTTCCACGCGGACGATCTGACCGAGGGCGCACGCGACCTGACCGTCAAGAGCGCATCCGGCAAGGTCCTGACCGTAAATGAGGCCATCACCACTGCCGACGCTGCAAAGCTGGCTGGACGTGAAGTCGTCATCGGTGGTGCGCTCCTTGAGATCGAGAGTGCCACGGCCGCGGGTGCTGGCAGCGCGACGATCACGTTGAAAGAAGCGCCTGCTGCCACCCCGACGGCGTCGACCACCATCTATCCGGGCGAAGCCGGTGCGAAGGGCCGCAACGTCTACTCCACCCTCATCATGGGCGCGGAGGCTTACGGTACGACCGAGCTGACCGGTGGTGGCCTTGAGCACATCGTCAAGCCGCTCGGCTCTGCCGGTACAGCCGACCCGCTGAACCAGCGTGCAACCGTCGGCTGGAAGGCCACCAAGGTCGCCGAACGTCTGGTTGAGGCGTATATGATTCGCGTGGAAACGACTTCCACGTTCGATGAGACCCCGCTGACCTAACCACCAAGGGGGCGGCTGTGAACGCCGCCCCCGACACTGAAACGGAGGAAAGACCGATGAGCGAAGCAAAGAACGCCGTTGCGGCTGTGAACGCCGCCCCCGCGGGCGAGGAGTACGTCAGCGTCCGCCTGTTCAAGGACAGCGGCAAGTACAAGGATGACCTGCTGGTGTGCGTGAACGGCGAAAGCTGCCTGATTCAGCGCGGCGTGACCGTACAGGTCAAGAGAAAGTTCCTGTGGGCCATCCAGAACCAGATGAGACAGGACGCCTCGACCGCGAATCTCATCCAGACGATGAGCAGCGACTACGTTGAGAACGCGAAGGCCCATAACGCGTAAGTGAATACGACCGCGAGACACGAAAAATGAGTTGCGACACGGCGCAGCAAGGGACGAAAAAAGTCGCTCTTGCTGCGCCGTTTTCCATAAGAGAGGTGACAACATGGTTATTGAAAATGCTTACGCGCTCGAAGAGATCAAGCTCGGGCGCAGGGGCGAGAATCAGGCGCGCAAGGTCGTCTTTGACGTGCTGGGAAAGTGGCGCGAGGGCTATGGCGAGGGCGTGGCGAGCCTGATCGTGCAGCGAAACGGCGATGCGCAGCCGTATCCCGTGACGGTGACAGAAGAGGACGGCGCGCTCGTGTGGCTGGTATCGAGCGTTGATACGGCGGTGGCCGGTGAGGGCGCGGCAGAGCTGCGCTATACCGTGGGCGATACCATTGTGAAGAGCCAGATATATAAAACACGCGTGCGCGAAACTCTGGAAGACAGCGGCGAGACACCGCCTCCGGCCTACCAAAGCTGGGTCGATGAGGTTTTGCAGGCGGCAGCGGATGCGGAGACGGCGGTTTCCAAGATGCCATACGTCGACGAGACCACGGGCAACTGGTTCAAGTGGGACGCTGCGGCGGGCGCTTTTGCCGACACGGGCGTTGCCGCGACCGGTCCGCAGGGTGAAGTCGGCCCCAAGGGAGATACCGGCGAGCAGGGGCCCAAGGGCGACACAGGCGCAACCGGCCCCAAAGGCGACACGGGTGCAACCGGCGCACAGGGCCCAAAAGGCGAGACCGGCGCAACCGGTGCGACGGGTCCGCAGGGCCCCAAAGGTGAAACCGGCGCGCGCGGCCCGCAGGGGGAGCAGGGCATTCAAGGCGAGACCGGCCCCGCTGGCCCGCAGGGTGCAAAGGGAGACAAGGGCGATGCCTTTACCTATTCCGACTTCACGGCGGCACAGCTCGCCGCGCTGAAAGGCGACAAGGGCAATACCGGCCCCCAAGGAGAAAAAGGTGACACCGGCGCGACCGGACCGACCGGCCCCGAAGGTCCGCGCGGCCCGCAGGGCGAACAGGGACCGCAGGGGCAGACCGGCCCGCGAGGCGAACAGGGCCCCGCAGGCCCCAAGGGGGAGACCGGCAGCGGCTTCAAGGTGCTGGGCTACTACGGCACGAAGGCTGCGCTGGACGCCGCGCAGAAAGCGACCGCAGCGGCGGGCGATGCCTACGGCGTGGGCACGGCGGAGCCCTATGACATCTACATTTTCGACGGTATTACCGGCGAGTTCATCAACAACGGCCCCTTGCAGGGCGCGAAAGGTGACACGGGCGAGCGCGGCCCGCAGGGCATTCAGGGCCCGAAGGGAGACCCCGGCAAGGACGGTGCCAAGGGTGCGGACGGTCTGCCCGGGAAAGACGGCGCAGACGGCGCGCCGGGGAAGGACGGGACGAACGGGCGCGACGGCGTGACGTTTACGCCCGCGATAAACGCGGCGGGAGACCTGTCGTGGACGAACGACGGCGGCAAGGCGAATCCTGAGACCGTGAATCTCAAAGGCCCGAAGGGTGACACGGGCACACGGGGGCCTGCCGGTGCTAACGGCGCGAAGGGAGACACCGGCCCCGAGGGGCCAAGGGGGTTGCAGGGCAAGACTGGTCCAGCTGGTGCAGATGGCAAAACGCCGGTCAAGGGCACGGACTACTTCACACCTGCCGACGTCAACGAGATCGCGGCGGAAGCGGCGAAGAAGGTCGACATTTCAGGCAAGCTGGATAAGACCGGCGACGGCAGTAATGTCACGGCGGCGTTTACGGCAGCGACCACACGCGCCAACATTGCAACGGGCGAAAAGCTCTCTGTGCTGTTTGGAAAAATCGCGAAGTGGTTCGCAGACCTCGGCAGTCTGGCATTTAAGTCGTCGGTGTCCAAATCAGACCTCGCGTCGGATGTGCAGACGAGTTTAGGCAAGGCTGACAGCGCTTTGCAGAGTGCGCCGGTCACGAGTGTCAACAGCAAGACAGGCGCGGTGAGCCTTGCAAAGGGAGATGTAGGCCTCGGCAATGTGGACAACGTCAAGCAGTACAGTAAGAACAATCCGCCACCGTATCCTGTCACGTCGGTCAATGGTAAGACGGGCGCGGTCACGGTCAGTGTTCCAACAGTTCCATCCACGACCAACATTCTCAAGGGCAACGGCTCAGGCGGGCTGGTGGCGGCGACGCGCGGCAGCGACTATATCGCATCCGGCAACATTGTCAAGCAGACACTCGTGAGCACGGAGACCACGCCCACCGAGGACTACGCGATCAACTGGGTGTACGGTTAAGGAGGGGCTGAGATGGCTACATTTACTGTAGAGATAACGCCAGATTCTAGCAACGGGACTATCGCCCACGCAGTCGGAAAGTTTTCCGGAGGGTCAAGCAGCTATAAAGGTCAGCGGCGCATGGACGTTGCCGTCAGCGGCGTCGGGACATTTTCTGCGTTATCGCCGGAGACAAGCGGCGGCGAAAACACTTTTTCTCTCGACATCACGGGGCTGACGCCTGGGACAACGTACAACTGGAGCGCGTCACTCTACTACCAAAAAACGTCCGGGAGTTGGGTGACAGCAGGATCGCAGTTCGATAAATCCGGAAGCTTTACGACGAAAAGTGGAACCCCTGCATTACCAAGTGGATACACAAAACACAAGACCCTCGTCAACGGCACGGCCTACGAAGTTATGGGCGGGAAATGTCTCGTCAACGGCACAGTGTACAACATCCTCAAGGGCCGGACGCTTATCGGCGGGACGGGGTATGACATCACGTTCCCGAGCGCGGGGACGAAGCTGTCGGCGCTGGGCGTCGGGCAATCGGTGTTCACGAACGTCAGCGGTGTGAAGAAGGAATTCTTGGTCGTCCATCAGGGCTTGCCGAGCAGCTTGTATGACAGCAGCTGCGACGGAACATGGCTGTTAATGAAGGACATCTACGAGATGCGACAGTGGAACAGTAATTCTGAATTATTGTACGAAAATAGCTCTATCCACTCCTATCTAAACAGCACGTTCCTGAGCCTGTTTGATGCCAACATTCAGAGCGCAATTAAACAGGCGAAGATTCCGTATCTCAAAGGCGGAAAAGGCGGAAGTGTGCAGAGCGGCGCAAATGGACTGTCCTGCAAGGTGTTTCTTCTTGGAGGTTATGAACTCAACTTTAGAAATATATTTCCGGCGGATGGCGCGGGTTTAGACGGATTCGCAGAGAGCATCATCAATAACCCTGCCTACCTTGCCACTTATAACGGAACCCTCACCAAGTGGTGGCTCCGATCCATAACCACTTTGGACATTAATTATGCAGGATTAGTAAGAGGGTATAGCTACGATAGTGCATCCGTAACAGAGAGCAACGGCATCCGCCCCTGCATCATCCTCCCGTCCGACGCCCTCGTGAACGAAGAATTCGAACTTATCGCTTAAAGGAGTGAAACTATGGTAACATACATCAAAGTCAACAACACCGAGTACCCCGCGATCATCACGGGCGAGCACAAAGACCGCACGTGGGGCGAGCGCGAGGTGAAGAACATCCGCCTGACGATGACCGCCACGGACGCGGCGGCACTGTTGCCCGACAATACCCCGTGGAGCATCATCCAGCGCGACACGGTGGACGTGCTGGACGAGCAGGGCAAGCCCACGGGCGAGACCAAAGAGGTCGTCAACGAGTACGACAACAGCGCCTACAGCATCGCTGGCGACATAACTGACCACCGCGACGGCACCGTCAGCATTAAGATGGGCAAGCCCACGGAATCCGAGCTTTCGGCGGCGACCGTAACGGCGCTGGTCGGTCAGAGCATCACGCCGCAGCGCGCGGCAAGGCTGCGACCGATGATCGAACAGGCCAGCGCGTCGCTCTCTGACGGCGAGGCGGCGAAGTCGCCCGAGCTGTTCCCACGCTGGGCGGATCACATCGGCGAGACCGTCAAGCCCGGCGACCGCCGCAGCGATATGGACGAAAGCGGCGTGCTGCACGTCTACCGCGTCAACAAAGGTCAGGGCCACACCACGCAAGAAAACTGGCCGCCGCACTCCACCCCTGCCATGTGGACGATCATCAACGTCGACCACGTGGGCACGCAGGATGACCCGATTCCGGCCGCTCGCGGCATGGAGTACGAGTATGGTCTTTATTACAAAGACCCCGAGGACACTAAGCTGTACAAGTGCGAGCGTATCGGCGAGGCCGCGGGTGGCAAGATCGTCTTGCAGTATTTGCCGCATGAGCTGTTGGGACAGTATTTCACGGAGGCCTAATGTATGAAAATGCTGAAAGCTATCCGTGACGCGGACGCGCTGCGGCCTAACAAATTGAGCACGCCGCGCAAGGCGGAAATCCTCATGGTGCTTGAGCACCGAATTGCCGAGATGATGGGGGCGGAAGCCCCCACCCTCAAGGTGAGCGTGGAGGATGACACCGCGAGCGTCGAGGATATGGAATTGCTGCTGCCGGACGGGCACAACGAGTGTTACCACCTGTATTTGGCAGCGCAGCTCGACGCCTACAATCAGGACAGCGCGCTCTATGCCAACGACCACGCCATTGCCAACGAGGCGGTGGCCGATGCTATGGCATGGTGGCGGCGCGAGAACCGAAAAGAGAGCAAGGGCAACTGGAAGGTGTGATGACAAGTGCCGACGACATTTCAGCTGGTGGAGACGACTTTCCCGAACGGAGAAGGGAAAGACACGCAGGAACAGATCAACGGGGTCTATGACTACCTTTTCGTGCTTCTGGAACAGCTTCGGTATACGCTCTTCAATCTGGACGGGAGCAACATCAATCAAAATGCACTGAGCGAGTTTATCAAAAATATTTCCGAGCCGATCTACGCCAAGATCGAGGACACGGACAAGAATGTAAATGAAATTTCCATTACAGCGAAAGGATTAGATGCTCGACTTAGCGACGCCGAGGGGAACATCACGCAGCTTGACACGACGGCAAAGGGCTTGCAGGTAAGTGTTTCAAACCTCGACGGTGCGATCACTAACATCAAGACCGACGTGAACGGCATCCGCGCGACAGTGAGCACCAAGATCGACGCGACGCAGGCACAGAGCATCTTTAACCAGAGCGCGACCGGCTTCACACTGGGCGCGACGAGTGGCGAGAACGGCACGATTTTCAAACTCAATTACAACGGCGCACAGATTGCGAGCACGGGATCCATCGATCTACACGTCAAGGCAGTCAACATCGATGGCACGCTGACAGCGGGCGCGCTGCGCGGCGGGAGCGTGAGCTTGCTGGCCGGAGATACCCCTGTCGGCAGCATGGATCTTGCCTACACGGGCACGGGGCAGGTCGGCGTCGGTCTGATGGCGACCTATGGTGGCATGAAGATGCACGCAGCGGGAAATATCTTTCTTGAATCCGAGCTGGGGCCGTTTGCATTGATCGGAAAAGACGATGCCAGCGACTACCCTGTCGTCTCGCTCGGCGGCGGCTATCTGGTGCTGAGCGGCAGCTATATGTTTGGGGCATCGCCGCCAAGTGCCGCGCCGTATGGCACGGTGTTTTTCATCGAGGAGTAAGGCATGGCGAGCTTTTATTGTACGCTGTCACCGGTCGACGGAGACGGGACACAGCTCAGCGTCTACGCACGGTTTACTGGCGGCGCGTCGGATTACACGTATAAGCGCTCAATCGACATCCGCATCACGGGCGTCGGGACGTTCTCATTCGATTCGAGCGAGGTCGGCGGTGGTACGAGCACCTTTGTCGGCACGATCACAGGGCTCACACCGGGCACGACATACGAGTGGATATGCAACATGTACTACTGGGGCGGATCGTGGATCGTCTCAGATTACAGCGATTCCGGCACAGCCACGACATACAGCGGCGGCGGCAGCGGAGGCAGCGCGAAGGCGGTCATCAACGTCGGGACGTATTATAACCCAAACTGGAAGAGATACCGTGCGATCGTCAACATTGGGACGTATTACAACACAAATTGGCTATCGGTTCGACCGGTCAACAATTACGGGAGCTATTCGCAACCCAATTGGAGGTAAAGAGCATGAATGAAAAGATCAAGCAGGAAGCGGCGCACGCGATGCGCCTGATCGGCATTTTGAACGTCAACGGTGATGCCGTCGACGTGGTGGCAGCGGTGCGCCAGTCGCTTCGCAATATCGTGACGATCTGCGATGCGACAGAAGCCCCGGTGGGCGAGGAAGGCGATACGCAGGGCGAAGCAAGGGGAGCGGTGAAAGATGAGACTGCCTGAGATCACGGCATATACGAACCGGCGCGTGCAGCAGGAGAAATTCGGCGGCATCAACCACACATTCGGCGCGGCGGGCGGCGAGCTCTACGACATGAAGAACCTGTCGGCGCGATACTTCCCGCTTCTTGCTCCCCGTGCGCGGCGCTATACCGTCCGCAAGGGTATGGGCAAGGCAAACGGCATTTTCAGCGCAGGCAAACTCTACGAGGTATACGGAACGAAGCTCTACATCAACGGCGAAGAGAAGACGATAGTCGCAGATAGCGAAAAGACTTTCTGTGCACTTGGCGAGCGCGTGCTCATCTTCCCCGACAAGATCGTGTGCGAAAAGGACGGCACGATCAAGCCGATGGAGGCGAGCTACGCCGCGGCGGGGCTGAAATTCGGGAATGGCACGTATGCTGACGAAAAGGCGGCAGCAAACAGCATCACGACGACCGGCGCGGCGTTCCCGTTCAACGTGGGCGACGCCGTGACGATCTCGGGCTGCACAAAGGAGACCTACAACAACCGCACACCCATCATCCGGGAGATCAGCGAGGACAAAAAGACGCTGCGCTTTTATGAAAACACCTTCCGCCTGCCCGACGGGCAGGAAAGCATCACGGAGCCTGGAACAGTCACGCTCAATCGCAGCGTGCCCGACATGGATTTTGTCTGCACGAACGAGAACCGCGTGTGGGGATGCAAGGGCGACAGCATCTTTGCTTCAAAGCTCGGCGACCCGTACAACTGGAACGTGTTTGACGGGCTCTCCACGGATGCGTTCAGCGTGGAGAGCGGCACGGCAGGAGCGTTCACGGCGTGCGTGAGCTATCTTGGCTACCCGTGCTTTTTCAAAGAAGACAAAATATTCAAGATGTACGGCACGGTTCCGACAAACTTCCAACTCATGTCAAGCGCGGTGCTCGGTGTGATGAGGGGCAGCCACAAGAGCCTCGCCGTGGCGGGGGAAACGCTCTATTACCTCTCAAAGGTCGGCATCATGGCGTACAGCGGCGGCATGCCGCGCTGCATCTCCCACACGCTGGGCGACGATGTGCGCCTCTCTGACGCGGTGGGAGGGAGCGACGGCCTCAACTACTACGTGAGCCTGAAAGAGGATGGCAAGGCGGCGTTGTACTGCTACAGCAGCGAGAACGGCGTGTGGCATAAGGAAGATACGCTTGCCGTGGTGCAAATGGCCTATTCGGGCGGTATCATGGCCTTAGTAGACGGTGGGTGCGTGCTGCTGGGGAATCCGGCAGATATCCCGACCGGCGCAACACGCGAGGGCGCTGTTATTAGCGAGGCGGAGTTTGCCGACTATGACGGCGGCTCATTCGACGCGAAGCACGTGCAGCGCGTTCGGGCGCGGCTGGAATGCGAAAAGGGCGCAACGGTCGTGTTCCTTGTCAAGTTCGACGGCGGCGCGTGGGAAGAGGTCGACCGCTGCGGGGCACAGGAGAAAGACGTTTTCACTCTCGACTGCCCGATCCGCCGCTGCGACCACTTTAGATTAAAAATCAAAGCCACAGGAGAATACCGGCTCTATGCGCTCGAGTACGAATACGTGACGGGCGGCAGAAAGTGAGGGGACAATGGCAGACAATTTCAAACACAAGAATACAGACCTGACGCTCATCAACGATTCGGGGGACCTTGATCTCATCCGGCAGTATACCGAGGCATACAACAAGGCATATGCCGATGGAGACAAGGCGGGCCAGCAGGCGGCGCACGACGCAGCGGAGAAAATTCGCGCGAAGTACGACTATTCCGGCGGCGTGGACGGCAGCAAGTACATCAAACTCGGCACGGGCGCGAGCCCTGCAAAGGCTGACACGAGCTGGCTCGATAAGCTGGGCGACAGCAACTACAACTACGATCAGAGCGGGCAGATCAGCGCAAAGCTCGACGCGCTGCTGAATCGCACGCCGTTTTCCTACGACGCGGCGAGTGACCCGCTCTATCAACAGTATCGCAAGCAGTACACGCGCGAGGCAGACCGCAGCGCTGAGGATGTGCTCGGCAAGGCGGCAGTGATGACGGGCGGGATGCCGTCCACGGCGGCGGTGGCAGCGAGCCAACAGGCGAGCGACTACCAGATGAGCCAGATGACGGACAAGATCCCCGAGCTACAGCAGCTTGCCTATAGCATGTATCAGGATAAATTGAGCGGCGACCGCGCCGACTTGAATACGCTGATTGGGATTGAGGACAACAACTACAACCGCTGGCTGGCTGACCGCAACTATCTTTACCAGCTTGCGCGCGATCAGGTGGGCGACCAGCAGGCGGCGGATGCGCTGGCGTATCAGAAGCAGCAGGACAAACTGAACTATGACTACCAGAAGGAACGCGACGCCATCGAGGACGCACGCTATAATGCGGAATGGCAGTATAAATTGCAGCAGGCCGCGCAGGCAGCGGCGGGGAAGGCAAGCGGCGGTGGCTCTCGCCGGACTTCCGGTGGCAGGACACGTAGCGGAGCTACCGGCGGATCGATGGACTACGAAGGCCTGTTTGCTGCGGCGCAGGCAAGCGGGAACCCCAAGAGCTGGCTTGCGCAGAAGGCTAACTACCAGAAGTACGGCTTTACATCTTCGAGCGGGCTCTATTCCGACTATGAAAACTGGCTGGAAGGTCAGAACGGTGGGAATGACGGTGGAGGGCTAAGCAGTAGCGCTTCGAGAATATTATCGAGCTTAGAGAAGATGAAGACGCAGACCGGTAGCAATACAGGCATTGCAAACACGATTGCGGTGTATGCAGATCAAGGGAAATTGACGGATGCGGAGGCGCGATATCTGTTCAGCCACTTTGGCTATGACCCGGACGAATGGCTTGAATAAGCGGAGGTAAATTATGCCGATCAAAAAGGAAAAGCTGGATTCTATCAAGGGATATCGTGAGTATCAGAAAAGAAGTGGGGCGGCTGCTGCGGTCAGCAGCCCCGCTCCCGCTTCCTACGCACCCGCGCAAAAGCCTGCGAGAGTAAAGCAAGACAAGCGGGAGCAGATTTACACTTATTATCGGCCTGTTTCTACGCCAAAGATGACGGAACAGGAGAAGAAGGCAACGTCTCCGATGTTCCGCCAGCAGCCGACCGTGCAGCAGAATGTCGTGACGCCGAAGAACCAGAATGCGCTTGCGCAGGGCCTCGGCAAGGGCGCTTTGCAGCAGCAAGAGGCGAAGAACTACCAGAGCGAAAAAGCCTTCAATCAGCATGTGAAGGACGTGAAGCCGCAAACGGTTGCGCAGCGCGTCGGCAATACGCTCAAGGGCGCGACGAAGACCTATGGCGCGGGTGTCACGAACGCCGTCGGTTTGGCGCAGACCGGAAGCGGCTTGCAGCGCCGCGGCGAAGCTGAGAAAGAAATTGCGCTGTGGGATCAGGATATCAAGGCGCAGCGCGACGTGCTGGCAGACCCCAGCAGCACCGAGAGCGAGCGCGAAACGGCACGCACCGTCATCACGAATCTGGAAGCGCGCAAGGCCGCGTATCGGCAGGCTTACGGCATCGGCGGCGAGGTTGAGCGCACGGCGGGCGCAATCTACAAGGCTGCTGACAGGCTGGCCGACAGCGGCGCAAAAGATATCAACAAGGCGAAAAGTGGGCTGGGCAAAGTCGGGCAGCTTGCCGTTGATGCGGGTGTTGCAGGCACACAAATGGCAGAAGATATTGCATTATCGCCCTTTATGTTTGGAACAGCACTTTTCCCTATGGCCATTCGTAGCATGGGCAGTGGCGCGCAGGAGGCGCGCAGACAGGGCGCAACGCACGAGCAGCAGGTCAACTATGGTTTTGCCAGCGGCGCGCTCAGCGTGGCGACCGAGAAGATTGGCAACGCGGCGGGGCCCTTCAAGAAGATGTTTGGCAAGGGCTTCTTGGATGACGTCATTGAACGCACGATGGGAAACCTCACGAAAAGCGCTGCTGGGAAGATCGCACTATCGTTCATCGAAGAGGGCGGCGAAGAAGTGATCGAGGATCTTGTCCAGCCCGCGCTGCAGATGATCTACAACGGCAAGACGCTCGGTGGGAGTTACAGCGAGCTGGAAGCATCGGAAATTCTGAACGACTTCCTCGTCGGCGGCATCCTCGGCGGGCTTGGCGGCGGCGTGGAAGTGGCGGCAAACCGCTTTGCGCGCTTTGATAACTCCCTCGGTGAGAGCGGGCGCAAGGCGATTCGCGGCTCGTACCAGGAGGGCAAGGACACGGCGGAGCACGTGAAGGACTTCCTGCCCGCCTACAACGCGGGCGTGGAGGGCAAGGCGAACCCGAACCCGACGAATGAGACGGCCTATGCAGGCTATGCCGCAGGGCAGAACGACGCAAAGAAAGAGGCAGGAACGGGCGAGCATATTGACAGCCGCACGAAGGAAAATGTATCGAGCAGAAATGTAAACGCTTTCCAGTTTGACCACCCCGAGCTGCACAGCTATTATAGCGCGGCGGCAGAGCAGATCGCAGGTATCGCCGATATGAGCCTTTCACGCGGGCAGCAGAAGGGTGCACGGCAGCGGACAGCAAACGGATACCAGCGAAGCAATCAGATATTCGAGACCCCCGCCATGCGCAAGGCGATGGACGAGGGTCTGACGCGCACGCAAATCATTGATGCAGCGCAGCGCATCATCAACGATAACGGGCAGGAGAACGTCAAAGCGGCGAAAACGCTCGAGATCGTTCTTGACGACATGCTGACGAATGGGTACACTGCTGTTGATGGAACGGCGGTTTCCCCCAATACGGATTATATTGCAGCAAAGCAGCAGATCGCAGGCGCAGAGGCGCAGGCGACCGGCTTTGACAAGTATGTAACTGACAACCGCCTTGCCCTCGAGACAGGAGATGTGACAATGGATGAGCTGCGCACAGAATACGCGCAGCAGGAAGGAGCCGAACATGGAGAAGCAGTACATTTACGCGAAGGCAGCGAACGGGATAACGGTGCGAATCCCCGCGGAGAAGTACGAGGCGTGGAAGAAAGCACAGGACGAGATCAGAGCCGGAAGGAAGGGCGACACTTCGCAGACAGCGAAGCAGCTTCGCTCGATTATGGAGAAAAAGTAAGCACTGCGAGCTTCGGCATCGGCAGAGGCGCATTCAATGACAGCGTCTATCTTGTGAAGAACGAGACGGCGGAAATGCGCAAGGCGAAGGACCTCGCCAAAGAGCGCGGTCTGCGCGTGACGTTCTTTGCCGGGAATAATCTGACGTTCCGTGACAAGAGCGGGAAAGCGTTCCAGGTGCGCGGCTACGTTTCAGGTGACCGCGTATTTATCCGTGCGGATCATCCGGAATTTACGTCGTACCAGATCATGCGGCATGAGGCCGGACATGATATGATCGCAAAGGGCGAAGTCGATTTGAACGAGGTACGCACGCGCATCGATAAGACCTTTACCGGCGGTGAGGTCGACTCCCTCTGCACGGCGTATGCAGATGCTTATGCCGGCACCGAAATGACGGCGCAGGAGATTTGGGAAGAGGTGGTTTGCGATAGCCTCGGCGATATGAACATTTTCGCCGACAGTGAGATCGGCGATGCGGCGGCATTCCTTCTTGCACATATCAAGGTGGAGAGTGAAACCGTTGCGCAGGAAAACTCGCGCGCGCCGCCAAGCAAAATAAATGGCAGGGCGAGCATTGAAGAGGCTGCCGATGGCAAAAAATATGTCCGCGCCGACAGACAGGTCATTTTTGGAAATGACCCGCAGAGTTGGAGCGAACAGCTGGAAGACTATATTAACGGAAAAATCCGCCGTGGACAAGACGTTAAGCTTATCGGCGCGGATGGCGACGAATTGGCCCTGACTGCGACCTCGGCAGGGAAACTGAGCGACAACCACACCAGCGATGGGCGTACTATGAGCGAGGCGGCATTTGAGCGAAAAGTAAATGCAGCATCGCATATTGACGAGTTGGCGCAGGTTTCTGTCAAGGGGGACAGGAACGTTGTAGATCATAACAGTCGACATGGAGACATGGCAAGTAGCGGTTGGAATTATCGCACGGCGTTTTTCAAAGACTTTGACGGGAAATATTACAAGGTTACGATATCGACGGCGCAGAGCGCAGACGGTAAGATGATCTATAATATTGGGCAGATGCAAGAAAGAAGCATCCCCCAAATTAATGGCTCTTCCGCTGCGGACAGCGGCGCTCTGCGAGGGAATGCTTCTGTAGATAGTCTATCTCGTGGCGTACAAAATGTCAAGCTGAAGTTCAGCATGGAAACGCCGGTCGAAGAGACTGACAAACTGATCGCCGTCCACAACAAGGATGAGGCCAGCATCATGTCCGCGCTGAAGCTGGGCGGCCTGCCCATGCCCTCTATCGCCATTGTAAAAGCCAGGGACGGGCACACCAAGTACGGCCCCATCTCCCTTGTGTTCAGCAAGGACACCATCGACCCGCAGCTATTCCGCGCCAACAAGGTGTACGGTGGCGATGCCTGGACGCCGACAGCTCCGCGAGTAGATTACCCCGTGAACAGCAAAAAGGCATCCCAGGTGGAGCACGAGCTGCACCGGCTGGCCGGGGATGTCTCCGTGGCCGGGGGCATCTTCGGGAACAGCGCCGCCCTGCGCTCTATGGGCATCGACAACACCAGCACCAGGAGCACGGCAGAGATGGCGGAGAAGCTGGCCTCCACGGACACGGTGCGGGCGGCCTATCTGGCAGACCAGGGCAAGAGTCTGGAGCCGGTGAAGATGGACAAGGTGTGGGACAAGTTCGGTAACGACACCCTGCAAAAGGTGGTTGACCGCCTGGGCGTGAACACGCTGGCTGAAATCGAGGCCAACCTGGAGACCGGTGAGAGCGTGAAGGACGCCCTGGGCGAGAATGCCGAGGTCATCCGCGACATTCTCCGGGACTACTACCGGGAACAGGGCGAACCCATGCTCCGCAGAATGGCCGTCAAGAGGCATTGGACCGACGCGGAGATCAACGAAAGACGGCAGAACCGCATCGACAATTCCATGGACGGCGTTTCCATCTTCACCCTGGAGGACATCGTTCACCACGCATGGGATATGTACCAGGACGGCGGCGCGACCAAGGGCGAAATTGACCGGATGGCTACCTCTGACGCGCTGCGCAGCTCCGTGGATGACCACGCCGTTGAGGAGTGGATTGCCGGGAAGCTGGACGGCCTGCTGGGCGAGGCGGGCATCTACAATGGCAAGGACCCCTACACCCCCTCCGGCAATCTCCGCAGCTTCTCGCAGCTCCACTATGCCTACACCCTGGAGAACATCGTCAAGGCGATGAAGGAGGGCCAGGAGGAGCGCGGCGGCAACACCTGGGGCGCAAGCGCCAAGACCCTGCAATCCGTGGCGACGCCGGAATACCGCAGCATCCAGGAGATCAAGGCGGACAGTGGGCGGCTGGGCATGGACGAGGGGACCGAGTATGAAGCAAAGCTCCAGGCCATTGATGACCAGATCGGCAGCATCATCACGAAGATCAAGCAGGGAAACAAGGCTCATTCCGACAATTCCTTCGTCGAGAGCGACATCATCGGCAGCATCCTGATGGAAACGTCCAAGGGCAAGAGGACGGTGGACGCTATCATGCGGGCCTTCTCCAAGGAGGGGTACAAAATCAGCAGCCAGACGGCCCAGGACATCCAGGCCGTCTACCAGGAGGCGGCGGAAATGCCCACCGGCTACTTTGAGGCCAAGCCCCAGCGCGCCGTTGGGTTTGACGAAGTTTTGGCAGCGGTGATCCCGGACAACAGCAGCGACCGTCTGAAAGCCGCATTGCAGGATGCCGGGGTCAACACGGTGGAGTATATCGCCGGAGATGAGGCGGACCGTTTGGAAAAAGTCAACAGCGTGGATGACGCAGCATTCTCCCGCGAGATCCCTGAGGCAAACTACGAAACGTTGAAAGAGAAGTACGGATATATCCCGGCGGGCGAGCGTGCATACCGCGAAGTGCAGGTACCGAAGAAGACGGCGGATGACAAATACGTCAGCCGCACGATCCGCACGGTGCTGGAAGCAAAGGCCACGCCGGACGCAATGGTGCCGACGTTGGAACGAATGGTGGCAAAAGGAGAGTTCTCCTACGGCCGCTATACGGACAAGCAGGCCATTAGTGACGCAGAAAGCCGCATAAAAACCGAGGGTTGGCAAAAGACCTTGAACAAGTGGAAAAGTTCCACCAAAGAGGGAATCAGCAAGGAGAACACGGCTATTGGCTGGGCACTCTACAACAATGCAGCGAACAGCGGTGATGTTGAGACAGCTATCGACGTGCTCGACACCATCGTAAAGCGCCAGAGAAATGCGGCACAGGCGTTGCAGGCAACGCGGCTGCTCAAGCAGCAGGACCCCGGTACGCAGCTTTATGCGGCGCAGCGCAGCGTGGAGAACTTGACAGAAGATCTCAAAAAGCAGTACGGGGAAAAGGCTCCTGATCTTAAAATCGACCGCGACCTCGCTGAGGAGTTCCTGAACGCAAAGGACGACGATGCGCGCACCGAGGCGATGAAGGAAATCTATCGCGATATCGGCAGACAGATGCCGAGCCGCTTCATTGACAAATGGAACGCTTGGCGCTACCTTTCGATGCTTGGCAATCCACGCACGCATGTGCGCAACATCGTTGGCAACGTAGGATTTGTTCCTGCTGTCACGGTAAAGAACGTCATCGGCGCAGGCATTGAGAGCGCTGCGAACGCGGTGAGCGGCGGCAAGGTCGGACGCACGAAGGCAATCCTGACGACGAAGGACGCAGGGCTTATCAAGGCGTCATGGAGTGACTATGCCAACATTCGCGAGCAAGCTCTCGGTAGCGGCAAGTACAATGATAATGTCAATGTGCGACAGGAAATCGAGGAAGGGCGCACGATCTTCAAACCGAAACTGCTGGAAGCGATGCGCAAATTCAACAGCACGGCGCTGGATGCGGAAGACGCATGGTTCTCTAAGCCGCATTACGCGGCGGCGCTGGCGCAATTCTGCAAAGCAAATGGCATTACCGCGGAGCAGGTCGCTGGCGGGAAAGGCATTGAAGCGGCACGCGAATACGCGATCAGAGAGGCGCAGAAAGCAACCTATCGAGACACCAATGCGTTTTCACAGATGATCTCCGATCTCGGCAGATACCGCGGGGATAACAAGATGAAACGCCTCGGAAGCACCCTCGCCGAAGGAATCCTGCCGTTCCGCAAGACACCAGCCAACATTCTGGTGCGCGGCGTGGAATACAGCCCTATTGGTTTCCTCAAAAGCATAAGCTATGACCTTATGCAGGTGCAGAAGGGTAATATGCAGGCGACCGAAATGATCGACCGGGCCGCCGCCGGTCTGACCGGCACGGGGCTGATGATGCTCGGCCTTTATATGGCGAAAGAGGGCATTCTTCGCGGCAGCGGCGGTGATGACGAGAAGAAGAAAAAGTTCGACGAGCTGCAAGGGCATCAGGAATATGCGATGGAGCTGCCAAATGGCACGAGTATTACGCTGGATTGGCTTGCGCCGGAAGCGCTTCCGTTTTTCGTCGGGGCAAACCTTTACGAGCAGATGCAGGCGAACAACGGGTATCTTACTATGAGTGATATGCTTCAGGCAGCAAGCAACGTGACGGACCCGCTTCTTTCCATGAGCTGTCTGCAAAGCCTGAACGACGTTTTTGACGCGGTGGGGTATGCGTCCTCCGGGGACACAAACGAACTAACCAGTGCGGTAGCAAGCGCGGCGACGAGTTATTTGACGCAGGGTATCCCGACGGTCTTCGGGCAGGCGGAGCGCACGGGCGAAAGCGAGCGCATGACGACCTATACGGATAAGAACAAATTCTTAACGCCGGATATGCAATATGCGCTCGGCAAGGCCAGCGCGCGTATTCCGGGCGTTGACTACGGGCAGATTCCCTTTATCGACGCATGGGGACGCACGGAAAGCTCCGGAGGAGTGGTCGCGCGGGCATTTAACAATTTTGCGAATCCCGCGTATACCTCGAAGGTAAGCGGCAGCAAAATGGAGGATGAATTGAGCCGCCTGTATGAGGCGACCGGTGAGGCCAAAGTCCTGCCGCAGCGCGCACCGAAATCTTTTACCGTGAATAAGGAAAACAAACAGTTGACCGGCGAGGAATACGTCAAGTACGCCACAAAGCGCGGGCAGACTTCCTATAAGATCGCCAGCGAGCTCACGGGACTTGCGAGCTATAAGTCCATGAGCGACGGCGATAAGGCAGATGCCGTTGCGAAAGCCTACGAATATGCCAACGTCGTCGGGAAAATGAGCGTGAGCAGCTATCAACCGGACGGTTGGGTAGCAAAGGCTGTAGAGACCGTCAAAAAAACGGGCGTTTCAGAAGCCCAGTATATTGTGCTCTATCTGGCAAAAGGCGGGATCGAAAGCCTGAAGGACAAAAACGGGGATACCATCAGCAACAGCGAAGGCTTACAGATCATGGAGCTTGTTTATCAGCAGAAGGGGCTTTCCGATAAACAGCGTGCAGCCCTCTTTGAGGACTTCGGCGTCGGAAAGAGCATTCGCCATTGGAACCGCGCGCGGGTGGACGAGCAGCTTGTAATCATGCGGAAGAAAGCGACGTAAAGAAAAAGAACCTGTCGGTGGTCCGACAGGTTCTTTTGCCCCGTGGTGAATTTGCGGAAGCGGCATGATAGGCTCAATGGAGAACACCATAAAAATAAGGGGGCGTGAAAAATGGATAATGCAAAGCACTACGATGACGCGTCGATCGCGTTGATCGAAAGCCGATGCAAGAGCAATACGCATCGAATCAACGAACTCACAGAACATCAGGTGGCGCTGGACAGGCTGGTGACCTCGGTCGAGGTCTTGGCCACGAAACAAGAGACCGTGGAAGGCGACGTCAAGGAGATCAAGGAGGACGTGAAGACCATCACGGGCAAGGCGGGGAAACGCTGGGACGGGCTGGTCGACAAAGCTCTCGCGGCGCTGGCGGGCGCGTTTATCGCGTGGCTGCTGTCGGGGGTTGCCTTATGAAGAAGCTGAGAAAGCGGGACAAGTACGTCATCGCGGCAGTGCTCAACCTCTGCTGGTACTGCATTGCGGTGCTCGTATTGACCGCTCATGACAAAGTAGTGCCGGACAGCCTGACCGTCGCGTGGTTCGCTGCGTGGACGGCAGAACTCGGCCTGCTGGCGGGAATCAAAATCAAGGGAAAGGACGAATAACATGAACGAATTACTGAACAAGAGAATCGCAAACCTTCTTAGCGTGAAGAGCCTTGTGACGATTGCGCTGACGGCGACCTTCTGCGTGCTGACAGTACAGTCGAAGGTGACGCAGGAATTCAACACCGTGTACCTCATGGTCATCGCGTTCTACTTCGGCACACAGAACGCGGCGGGCAGCGCGAAGGGAGAGTGAGCGGTGTGAATATCCGCAAATATCCCGCGAACGCGGGCAACGTCGGCGGCACGCGCGCGGCGGGCGCGATCAAGTACATCGTGATCCACTACACCGGCAACGACGGCGACACGGCGGCGAATAACGCGAAGTACTACGCGGGCAACGTCGTGAAGACCAGCGCGCACTACTTCATCGACGAGAAGGAGATCGTACAAAGCGTGGATGACCTGCGCGTTGCGTGGGCGGTCGGTGGGAAGAAGTACCCGTCTTGCCCGCAGACGGGCGGCGGGACGCTGCACGGCCGCTGCCTGAACGCAAACAGCATCAGCATTGAGCTGTGCGATGAGAAGAAGAACGGCGTATACGCGCCGGGCGCGAAGACCGTCGCGCAGGCACTTGAGCTGACGAAAGCTCTGATGAAAAAGTACAACATCCCCGCGAGCAACGTCATCCGCCACTTTGACGTGACGGGTAAGCTGTGTCCCGCGTACTGGTCCGGCAGGGAGAACGCGGGCAAGTGGGAAAAGGAGTTCAAGAGCAGGCTTGTGGAGCCGGACTACCGCGAAGTGCTCAAGAAGCGCGCGGGGCTGCTCGATCCGACGCTCGACTACCTCGCGGCGTACAAGTACGGCAGTGACCTGATTCGCAAGCTCGCGACGATGAAATAATTGTGCCCGAATCGGGCACGGAAAGGAAAACGGGCGGGAGGCCTGCAATGTCTCCCCTCGCGTGAGCGCTCTGCAAGCCCCGGTGCACAGCATGGACAAGCAGCACCGAGCGAT